GAAGGCATTTTACGCAAGACCGACATAAAATCAACGATACCATTACGCTCGTTTGTTTTTTGTAAGTCCGACTGAGATGCATCACCACAGAAACAAATCTTGGTATTCTCACCAACACGAGTAATAATAGAATCAAGCTCGTGGAAGTTTAGATTTTGAAACTCATCTACAATCACAATAGCATTATCAAGAGTCGTTCCACGAAGGAATGAAGTGCTCCAAAACTTAATAGTTTCTTGTGACTTCAAGTTACCATAAAGCATCTCAAAGTCTGCATCAGAAGGCATCTGGAACATATACTTCACCATATTCTTATAAGGAATCTGGTAAATGTCTGCTTTGTCCTCATGAGAACCAGGCAAAAATCCAATCTCTCTTGTGGCGACTAGAGAGCGAACAAGGTAGATTCGTTCGTAAGGAGTTCTTTCATCCAGAACATCACACAGAGCATTATAAAGAGTAATGAATGTTTTACCTGTTCCAGCACATCCATATGCTACAAGATGTTTTCCATCTACATAAGAATCGAAAAGACGTTTTTGATTATCTGTAAGGGGATCAATCTCAACTAAGTAATCTGCACTTAGAGGTTTTCTCCTTTTCATCTGTTTTGCAGTTAGACCAACTCCGATTGGTTGGTCAATATTGCCTCTTTTTCTTCTTGCCATTAGATTTTCTTTACGCGAGAACCAGGTGCTTTTGATGCCTTATGAAGGACATCATTCCATCCAGGATTACGATTGATCAGTTTATCTTTCCACTCACCAACCTCTCCAGGAGAAGGACAAGTCGAAGGATCAGACCAGTCACGAGTCCAGTCTGGATTATCATTTTTCCACTGGTCCCAGTCGTGGATACTCATTTCCACTTCTTTCTGTTCACCAGTTTTTGTATTCACTACAGGATATGTTGCCATTGTTATAATTTCAAGATAATTTATTTATTAGTAAATCCAACCTTCAAACTTTGTCCATTCAAGTGCTTCGGCAACTGCAGGAAACTGCTCAATAAACACATTTTTACAGGCAAGTGCAATGTCCATGTGTTCTTTCTGAGTCCCATTAGCAGAGCGAAGATTGATATAATGTATCCATGACCTGCACGATCCACTCATATAGATACGTGTGGGCGTCGCCAAGGGTAGTACAAACCTTGCACACTCCTTAGCAACCCCATGGGCGAGAAGTTCCTTGTAGAGTTGCATAGAGTGCGTAAAATGCTCTTGAATTTTGCTCTGCAAAGTCAGTTTTTCATAGTCAGAAATATCATCAATCGAATTCTGACGATTCTTAGTATCTTGGCGACGCAAATCAGGAACGGGAATATACTCAGAGATCAATGACGTATCGGCATAACGCTGAGAAAACTCTTGGTAGGTGAAACTCCTGTGGCGCAGAATTTGTGCTGCGATACCACGATTCGTCTCAATCTCAAGAGTCATAAAAGACTGCTCAAAAACAGACCAATGATTATGCTTAATACAATAAGCAAGCAACTTGGCATAGTTTTCGTTGTCTTGATTCGCTGGGTTGCTAACTCTAGCAACATACGCCATTGTTTGTTCTGCATCGGGCGTCACACTGATGAGTTTTACAGTCATTTCTTTCCAAATCCTTTGAATGTGTGTGCTTCTAGTCTTGCAACTTCTTCTTCTGCCTCACGAAGACGTTTTTTCATCTCATGCATTTCAGTTTCACTATACAAGTGATTCTGTGCAACAAGTCTCTTCATCAATTTTAAGAGTTCTTTTGCTTTTTTAGTCTGTGTATCCATCGTCATCATCAAAAATCTCGTCGTAATCTGTGTGTGTTTGATTTTGTGGTGCTCTGTAAGCAGAAACGTCAGAATAAATTTCCACCTTTAAAGAATCTACCAACATTTCCAGATTACGGACAATTAGTTTTAGTTTGTCTCTGTCCATAGGATAGTATTCTCTCTAAGTATCATAACATAAAAAAAGGAGGGGATCAACCCCTCCTTGATAATTTACTTATAAAGCCACTGAATGTATGATGACAACAATATAGTCATCAGTGCAATCGCAGCAGTTGAAGATACAATAAATTGTGCCATCACTTTGCTGCAACTAGTTGTGCTAGTTGGGCTTGATGACGACGCTCTTCTTTTTGTTTTTGTTCTTTGATTATTTGAAGGAAGTTAAGTTTTTTCACTTCTGCACCTCCATGTTTTTACATGGGCGGTATGCTAATCCACGATATGTATTTTGTGGATGAGCAGGAGCATGAGTCTTGAGATACCAAGTTTCATACTCTTTCTTTGCATTGTCGGTGTCGTATTGACAACCTCTATAAACGGCTTTAGACATTAGGTTTTCTCCTTAATTTTGAGGCTAAAGAGCGTTCCTTCAGTCGGCTTTTGCGTCTATTTTGCACTCCTTTGGAGAGATTTGTTTGATCTCCCATATCAAATCATTCTTAGCTTGTTTGGGAATGTTCTGTTGTTGAACTCTTCCCGCAATTAATTGTGCTTGAAGGCATGAAAGAATGAGTGTCTCCATAGATGAACGATCCGTTCCGAGTCGGCTTACTTCCGTCCTATTAAGTTTTAGCACCTTGTAATCACATCCTTTCGGAGTTCTAATAGCAATTGGTCTTCTTTTCTCTGGTGAACAACATCGTCGTTTTTAACGATGTCCATTAGTTCCCACGCTGCGTTACAACTTATTGTGACTGGAAATTCAGTCTTATTAGGTTGTGGTGAGGCAACAGAAAGAAGTGGAACCCATGCTAAAAGCAAAAGTGCTTTAGTCATAGGATGAACGTTAGAGGAATATTATACCTCTATTCATCTTATATAGGTGAGAAATATCTTGAAATAGTAACAATAGATACAAAAATGTATCTATATTATACTAAAAAGCGTGAAGATTTGTGAAAACCCTCACGCAAGAAAATTTTGCCGGAAAAATTTTGCCTTATATGAGGAATTACTTTCGCTTTTTGGTTTTGGGTGATTGATAACCCCAGAGTTTAGGATTGACTCTACCATACCCAAAGTCAATGTCTTTTAAGTTTTCACGAAACTTATCCCAATACATATCAAACAAACGAGTTCTTGTTCCCCTGGTCAGATCAAAACAAATTTTTTCATCAACAATATACTTGATAATATAAGCATCATTTGGTGCTTCTTTGGTACAAACATCAGCATATGAACCATTTTCAACAAGAATGTCACACCCATAGCGAGACTTACAAGTTTCTTTTTCTGCTGGTGTCCAATAGTCCATATGCTTTTCCGTACTTTGCGTTTGTTCAATCACATCACTAAGTTGACTCACGAACGCCCTCCCCAAGTAATATCAGGATATGCCTCAGAGACAATTTCCTTCGTAATCTTATACTTTTCGGATAGATTTTTATCCTTTACAAGGCAAATGATTTCTGCTTCAAGAGGATGAAGCCCTTCAAGAATATTAATAAACATTGTTTCACGACGAATGCTATTCAAAGCATCGTTACCACCTTTAATAAAGTGATAGAAGTTTACATACTCTCTACGAATCGTCGTGTGTCCTTGACGATCTGTTGCTCCAAGAGAGAATGATCCAGTCTCGTGCATCCTACGGATGTCCTCGGTAATCTTAGTGCTTAAAGAACCACTATAAGAAGTCTGTTCAGCATATCCAGAATAAGGAACAGGACCAGTTGGAAGAACAGAAATGATGGATTCATCAAAGTTCCAAATTAAAGTTGCCTTAAGCGAAGGATGCTCATATTTTTTAAGAACTTCCACTTTCTTAGCATTGGACTTTTGCTTAGATACTAAATCAAATACTTCAAAAGCAAAAGGACTTGTTGGAAGTTCTACGATAGCAGTTTCTTTTACTACCTTTGGTTTAGTCGTCGTTGTCTTCTTCTGTGTCGTCGTAGTCATGATAGTTCTCAAAATTAAATGCAATCACCTCATCTGGAATCAGGTTGCCCTGGTTATCGAACATTTCGGGGTGAGGTCTTGGTATTTCCCGATAGTTCATCATATATTCTCTTGCTACCCAACCTGCCATTATCCCCACTATAAGAAACAAAAAGGTTAGAAAGGAACCGAAAACTAAACTAACTGCTAACATTTCTTTTACCTCGGGAAACTACTTTTTTCTTCCTTGACTTAAAGGAAAATTCAAAATAGATAGTGACTTCCCGATTTAGAAAGCAAACTATCTTCTCAAAGATAATGTGGAATGGTTGAGTTTGCTTTCTTTTCCCTCCATTAAGTATGAGTTCAATACCACGATTAAAGTGGTCTTCAGTTTTATTTAGGTCACGATTTGATGACTTGTTGTTCTTTGAGGAATTTGATTGTGTCAACGGATCCTCCTATTTTTTTATCGTCACAAATAACTTGAGGAAAAGTAGATCCCTCGCCAAACTCGGCATAGAATTCCTCTCTAGTAAAGTCTTGTCCTAAAGTATACACTACAAACTTCTGTTCTGTCAACTCTAATACTTGTTTGACTTTACTGCAATACGGGCAATTTTCTTTTGAATAGACTGTAAAGTTCATAATTCTTTAATAACTTATACTAATTTATAAGAGAAAAAAGGAGGGTATAAACCCCCCCTTGTTAACCACCAACTCACCTCTCCCACCACAGAGAGGGTCTTCATTCCCAAAGATACAAGGATGTTGAAGACCTTGATATTATAA